CTGATTGTGCTTTTAATTAAGTCAATGAGGGGATGGTTATGCAAACTGTGAAAAGTATTGACATCTGTCCTTAATGTATATATAATGAAATTAACCAAAAAGTTAACTGGCGGGTGATTCCTGATTGAAGATTACATATGCAAACAGCAAGGTGGAAAAGTATTTTACTGACTATAATAAAATGAAGCAAACCTTGCCGTTTGAATGGGTAAGAGCTATCAAGAAACACATGGATCGGTTGGAAGCGGCAGAATGCTTCGGCGATTTTTTGAAGTTGGGTCTTGGTCAGCCAGAACAACTTGAAGGTTATGCACAGATTCGGTATTCTGTACGAGTATCGAAAAATGTGCGTTTAATATTGGAACCAAATGCAACCCAAGAAACTGTCATGATTTGTTCAGAAATCGAAGTAGAAGGAGTGAGTGATTATCATGGTGGGAAAGACAACTGGTATATCCCGTGATTTGATTATTCATCCGGGTGAAACGATTGCTGACATTTTGACTGCACGAAATATTTCTCAGGTAGAGCTTGCCGCACAGACGGGAATGACACCTGCATATATCAGCAATGTCATCTCAGGAAAAAAGGGGATTTCACCTAATTTTGCAATGGCGCTTGAATATGCTTTAGATGTTCCTAAATCTTTTTGGCTAAACCTTCAGGCAAATTATGAATCGGAACTTTTGGAGTTAAATGAAGCATCCACTATTACAGATGAAGAAAGAAGCGCTTTTCACGAGCTGAAAGAAATTTCTAGGTATTTGAAGGTTAATACGCGGCAATCGATAGAACAGGGTATCCTTGCTTTGAGAAAAGCTCTTCAAATCAGCAATTTGTCCAATTTGCAAAAGGTTTTGCCCAGCGGAGCATTTAGAGCATCTACAAAGGTTGCTGTTAACTCTACCGTTATGGGGGCATGGCTTAGAATTTGCCAATTAGAAGGTGAAAAGCATAATGTATTCCAAAGATTTGATGTTCGGGATACGGGTCTCTTGATTGATGAGCTAAAGGGAATTATGCAGAAGCCTACGACTGAATACCAAAATTGCCTGTCTAAGGTTTTTGCTGCACATGGCATTGCTTTTTCTATTGTACCGAACTTTAGAGGGGCACCTGTACAAGGATATATAGCAAAAGACAGCAACGGAACTTATCAAATGTCGCTGACAACTCGTGGTGCAGCGGCAGATATCTTTTGGTTCACGCTGTTCCATGAAGTCGGGCATATCGTTAATGGCGATTTAGCAAGAACATCTAAGTATATTGATGCCTCTAATTCTGAAAATATCGCAAGAGAAAGAAATGCTGATGCTTTTGCAAGAGATGCGTTGTTGAATCCAGACGCATACTCTGCGTTTGTAAAAAATTCCGACTTTTCTATCATGAACATTATAAGATTCGCTAAGGAACAAGATGTTATACCGTGCATTGTAATTGGACGGTTACAGAAGGAAAAGTATATCCCGTATAATTATTTTAGCGCATATAAAACGTATTATAAATTGAACAGCTAATAAAAGCCCTCGCCGGACAATGTCGTCCAGCGAGGGCTTTTATCGGATCGTTTTCTTTTGAATGTCAGTTTACTTCTTCCCCTGCATCTGATCCAGCAGCTCATCTGCGTGGATGGCCTCGGGGGTGAAGGAGTTATTCTCCCACCATGCCCAGATGGCGGCAGCGGTGGTCAGGCCAGCCGTCACCCACTGCTCCACGCTGGCGCTGTCGATGGGCAGCACCGGCTTGCCTGCTGCACTCAGCAGCTGGTTGACGAGGGCCAGTGCCAGCACAACAGTGCGGGCAATGGTTGCGGCGGGAACTTTCTTGTTCATCATAGGTCAGTCCTCCTGTTTAATGGGTAATGCCTTGGCGCGGTTGTACAGCTCGCTTCCGGTGCCGTTGCCGCCCAGTGCATGGTAGCTCTCGTACAGGTGCTCGATGTTTTTCAGCCCGCTGGCATCAATGGTGCCCTTTTGGATGTACCGGTCACACTCCTGGTAGAGCCGGTCGTGCAGCACCGAGAGCACACCCTCTTTAAGGGCTGCGCTCTCGGCTTCACGGTCTCGCAGCCGCTTGGCAAGGCTGCGGTAAGCGGCAGTCAAGAGCCCGCCCAGGGCGGTAAAAATCAGCTCGATGAAATGCTCAAGAATAAACTGCATCGGCATCACCCCCTCCACCGGCTTTTTTCTGGCCGGGTGTCGATATGTACCCAGCCGGTGGCACGGCCTGCCTTGGGCGGGTACACCCCGATGCCGCCCCGGCCGGGCAGCAGGGTCTCGGCATAGGCGGCCACCGTATCCGGTCCCACACCTGCAATCTTAAAGTCTGCCGCCCTGCCATAGAGATGCTGGCTGTAAGCAGCGCCGCCGCAGGCTTTGTTGTGGGTCGGTGTGCGGTAGGCGCTGGTGATGGTCAGGGGTTTGCCAAAATGCTCCCGGATTTTTTGCAGGATGCTCACCAGCTCCTCGTCTACAAAGACGGGGTCGCTGCCATCCCTGCACCTAAATTCCCGCACCCGAAAATGCGGACTGAGCTGCTTGTAGCCCTCTTTTGAGAGCGAGTACGCCTGGATCGCCATAGCGCACCTCCTTACTTTACTGCGTGATCTCCTCAAAACCGGCCTTGACCAGGATATCCTTCACCTTGTCCTTCAGCAGCCGTGGGCAGCGCTTATACAGAGCCTTTGCCTCCTCCACGGTCTCAGCGGTCATGATCTCCTGTGCCCATAACATTGCCATCATAAGTACCAACCTTTCTATTTTTAAAAATTTAAGCATAAACGATTTCAGACATTTCCATGAGACACTGCGTCAGCATCTCATTTTTTCTCTCCATTTCTGCCAGCTGCTCTGCCAGCTGCTCTGCCACGGTGGGAGCCGCAGGTACGGGTTCCGGCATAAGACCGTCCTCTACCACCTCATAGCAGTCCGATTTGTCTGCAATCGTCCAGAGGGTCTCTCCGGGGCGGCAGCCAGCGTTGTGGTCATTCACTGCTGTGGCAGCTTGTGCATAAGCGTTGCACTGCTCCTGCGTTTCCACAGGTTTTTGGATGCGGTATCCAAGTGCGATCATAGTATCCCTCCTTACTTCCAGCGGCCAATGGCAATGTAGTCAAGCCCATAATTCATGTAGCTAGTTCCATCAATGCCAGGGGTGAATGAGGTTGTGGTTCTCCTGCTCACGCTCATACCACCATCCCCGGCGTTTTCTCCTTTTATCGCTCCTATTGCGTAATCGATATTAGCAAAAGCGACCGGAAATTGGATAGTCGGATTTGAGCTATAGCCGGTGCGAGAACCCCAACATATTTGTGTCCCATCGCTAAAACGTACCCACTTAGCACCACTTGTTGCAACGGCAGATGCACCCGCAGGTCCGATGGGCCCAGCAGGCCCCTGCGGACCCGCAGCACCTTTCGGACCCTGTGGTCCTTGTGCTCCAGTCGCACCAGTTGCGCCTCTCGGACCTTGGATACCTTGCGGTCCCTGTGGACCGGTATCGCCCTTTGGCCCCTGCACGCCCTGCGGCCCGGTATCGCCCTTTGGCCCCTGCACGCCCTGCGGCCCTCGGTCGCCCTTGTCGCCTTTAAAAGCGCCGCTGTCAGCGGCTTCTTTTACAGCTGCCTTTGCCGCCGATGCTGCATTTGCTGCACTCGCTGCCGCCGCCTGCTCACTGGCCTTGGCGGCGCTGGCGCTGCTGGCCGCAGCTGCCTGTGCGCTTGCGCTGGCTGTCTCGCTGGTTTTGGCGGCCTGCTGGCTTTTAGCCGCCTGCCCTGCGCTGGCAGAGGACGCCGTTTCGCTGGTCTTCGCTGCCTGCTCGCTGGCCTTGGCGGCCTGCTGGCTCTTTGCTGCTTGCGCTGCACTGGCTGCTGCGGCGGTCTCACTGGCCTTGGCGGCCTTAGCGCTGGCGGTGGCGCTTTCCTCCAGTGCTGCGACCTTTGCCCGGGCCTCGGCCTGGAGCTGCGCTGTGGGGATGCCGGTAACACCGTCCCGCATCAGCCCGCAGAGGGCCTCATCCGCGCGGGTGTCGGTGATCTGCCCTGCCGAGATGCTGGTGGACCCGCCGGGGCGGGTGATCTGCGCCAGGCACAGGTCATACACACGGGCGCTGCGGGTCAACTCCGGCGGTGTGCTGGTGCCTACAGCGCCCTGCAGCACCTGGATGCGGCTGCCCCGTGTAGCGGCGTCAAAGCGCAGGACCACCCGGTCGATGCGGCCCCGGGAGCCATCGGCCACGGGCATCTCCAGGGTGGTGGCGGTGCGCATCTGGATGCTGTACCCCACCCAGCGTGCCGGGTGGACCCATGCCTGGCCTGCGCTGACAGTGATCCTCATCCCGCCTGCCGGGGTCACGGCAAAGTCCGCCTCCGAAGAGTAAACGCCGCTGGTTCGTGTAGCACAGTAGCCCGCAGCATCTGCCGCGTCGTAGGTGATGCCGTCCAGCGGGTAGGTGGTGATTTGTGTATCTGGCATAGGACTCCTCCTCAGTATTTCGTCCACACCGGTGTGCCCAGCCGGGTGGTGCAGGTAGTACGGTCCGCTTGGCTTTGCAGGATGACGGCGGCCACTCGGACGGTGGCCCGGTACCCCATTTCCGGGATCTGTACCCGCAGCACATCGCCGGGGTGCAGGCCCTCGTCCTCGGGGTCAAACTCGATCACGCCGGTGCGAAGCTGCTCCAGCAGTTTTTTGCCGCCTCGGTCTGCCAGCCGGGTCAGGTAGCTGGCGCTCTGAGCGGTCTCGCCCTTTTCCTCGTCCGGCTGGACATCTCTTGCGTCCACATAGATCTCCCGCCGGGCAGAGCCGGCCGCCGCGGTGTCTCCCACCGTCACGGTAGCCCGGTCCCCGCCCTCGCCTGCGCCCTGCACGATGGCCACGTTGGCATAGTCGGTATCGGCAAAGCGCCAGCCCAGGCTGGTCAGGGTGCCCCAGGCGGTGCTGTACCGGTGGTTGGGGTCGGCGGTCGGTCGGTAGACCTCAAAAAGCAGCTTTTTGCTGCGGCCTTTGCCCGTCAGCCGTATCCGGAATCCCAGGTCACAGGCGGCGGCGATGGTCTCACAGTACTCAAAGACCGAGCCGCCGCTGGTGCGCTTGTCGAATCGGGTATCAAAGCCACCGGCCTGACCCAGCTCCAGCCGGGGCCAGGGGGCCATATCTGCCACCAGCTGCCGCATGGCGGCCTCTGCAGGCTGGTCCTTGATGACCGTGGTGGATACCCGTCTGGTCAGCAGCCAGGTGGCTGCAAAGCCGGAGCAGACCAGGGGCGCATCTTGGTCCTGCTGGCTGCGGTCACAGATGCGCATAGGCAAATCGCTGTCCGATCGTTTCAGCCACCGCCCCTCACGCAGCAGAGACAGATTTTCCGGTGTAGGTCTCACCTCCAGCGTAAAGCGGCCCATGGTACGGTATGCGTCCTCCCAATACAGGCTGACCCATACATCCACCCAGCCTACCCGGACGAGGGTGTCCTCCTCTAAAACATCGATGTGCATGGTATCACCTCCGGCAGCAAGCCTGTGTCCATCGGGTAAAAGCTCACTGCGGCTTGCAGATGCTCTACGCCGGTCTGTGCATCCAGCTTGAGCAGGTTGTCACCGGCGGCCAGCTCCAGCAGGTCGCTGTCCTCGTCCAAGGCACTGAAAAGATTGCTCTCTACTCCGGCCCGGATGAGCTTGACGGCCAGACGGTCGGTAGTGGAGCGGTAGACCTCGATGCGGTCATCGGGCTGCAGCTCAAAGTCAAAGGCCAGCCGCTGCCCGGTAAGCACATTAAAAATGCGGGGATTTTTGGCCGGGAGCAAACAGGTCAGCGTGGCCGTAAAGGGCACCGGGAGGGCGCCGGGATTGCGGACGTTGACAAAAGTGCCGCCCTGGGCCTGGCTGTATTGGTGCGTGTCGTAGCAGACTGGGAAGCGGAAGCTGGGCACAAACCCGCCCAGCAGATACGCCTGCTCCTGGATGCTGTACCAGTGGGGCTTGGGGCAGTAAAGCATCATTTCAAAGCGGGGGTACGGCTCTACCTGGGCCAGATAGGGGGTCTTTGCGACCACGAACCG